GAAACAACTGCTGGTGTCAGCGGTCAAAAAGTTTACGAGACACCACCAACAGTTTTTGATGAAGGCACGATCATTTCTGACAGAGGTCAAACTATAGAGGGCGTTGCAGAAACCATGGCAGGCATGACCGATGAGAGTGATCAAATACTTAAAAACATGAAACGTATGGAAGCTGAAACAAAAGCCATGACAGAGATAGCAAAAGCAGAACAAGCACAAATGGGAGAGGCGATAGATACTTTTAACAGAATGCTTGATGATGGTGAAGATCCAGCAGCTGCACTAGAGTTTTTAAAGAATGCAATGAAGAGAACAAAACAAGCAGACGGTGGTCGTGTTGGTGCAAAAACAGGTGGACTTATGGCTTTATTAAAAGCTATGGGTATGAAAGCACCAGATAAGATTGCAGACAAAAAACAAATAGAAAATGTAATTAGAGATCCAAAAACAGAACTTGAAAGAAGATTTAAAGATGACCCTGTAACAGGCACACCAGCCACTCCAAGAAATCAACCAACCATTGATGAAATTAGAGACATGATACAGAAAGATCCAAGGTACAATAAACTAACAAGAGCTCAAATGGATATGGTCGTGCGAAGAGAAACTATCCGTGCAGACTTTGCATACAACATGGGTATCAAACCAGAAGAGGTCGGTGACGATATAGTTGATCTATTGTTGATGGAAGGATATGATCAGAGGTTTGGTTTCAAACAAGGCGGTGGTGTTAACACATTATTTCAAAGGAAGGTAGCGTAATGGCCATAGAAAAAAATAACGAAGAAAAAATGCCAAAGGAGATTTTACCAGAAGAGGTAGAACTACAAGCACAGGACATGAATCCTAGTGAAGATGTTGACATACAGATGCTACAGGACGGTGGGGCAATCGTTGATTTTGATCCACAAGCAGGTGCTATGCAAGGCGCTGAAATGCACAACGCAAACTTAGCAGAATTTATAGACGAAGGTGATCTTGTAGAAATAGCATCAGAAGTTTTAGAAGCATACGACGAGTGTGCATCATCAAGAGACGAGTGGGAACAAACTTACAAAAAAGGTTTAGACCTACTAGGTTTTAAATACGAAGACAGATCAGAACCCTTTCAAGGCGCATCCGGTGCAACACACCCTGTTCTTGCAGAAGCTGTTACACAGTTTCAAGCACTAGCTTACAAAGAACTTATGCCTGCCAGTGGTCCTGTTAGAACACAAATTATAGGACTAGAGTCATCAGAAAAAGTTGCACAAGCACACAGAGTGAAAGAGTTTATGAACTATCAACTGATGGTAAACATGAAAGAGTACGAGCCAGAGTTTGATCAGATGTTATTCAATCTACCACTGTCAGGTTCTACATTTAAAAAAGTTTACTACGATGCAATACTAACACGTAGTGTTTCTAAGTTTGTACCTGCAGAAGATTTGTATGTCCCATTCACGGCAACAAGTTTAGATGACACAGAAACAATTATTCACAAAATAAAAATGACAACCAACGATATTCGTCAACACCAGTTGGCTGGAATATTTAAAGACGTAGAAATGGCTGAAGAGGGTGTTTACAATAAAAGTGATATTGAAGAATCAAAAGATAGAATGAGTGGTGTTGAACCAAAAGCAGATGATGTTTGTTCTGTGCTAGAGGCACACATGAATTTAGAAATCCCAGGTTACGAAGACATTGATCCAAAAACAAACGAATCAACAGGTATTAAGTTTCCATACATCGTAACAGTCAAAGAAGACACAGCAGAAGTTTTATCTATCAAACGAAATTGGAACGAAACTGATTTGACTAAAAAACGTCAAGATTATTTCGTTCACTTTAAATTTCTACCAGGACTCGGGTTTTACGGGTTCGGCCTAATCCACATGATTGGCGGTTTATCAAGAACTGCCACAGCCGCACTAAGACAGCTCTTAGACGCCGGCACCTTGTCAAACTTACCGGCCGGATTTAAGATGCGAGGCATCAGAGTCAGAGACGAAGCTCAACCGTTGCAGCCGGGCGAGTTCCGTGACGTTGATGCACCTGGTGGAAATCTTAGAGATGCGTTTATGCCACTACCGTTTAAGGGGCCAGACGCAACATTATTACAGTTGATGGGCACAGTTGTTGCCGCAGGTCAACGATTCGCGTCTATTGCTGATATGCAAGTGGGCGATGGCAACCAAAGTGCAGCAGTTGGCACCACAGTTGCGCTCTTGGAGCGTGGATCGCGGGTTATGTCAGCTATTCACAAGCGTTTATACGCTGCAATGAAGTCAGAATTTGAGCTTTTAGCTAAAAATTTTGTAACTTACCTACCAAATATGTACCCATACGACGTTGTTGGTGGTCAAAACCAAATATTTAAGACAGATTTTGACGCAAAAGTGGACATAATACCTGTTGGAGACCCAAATATCTTCTCACAGACGCAAAGAATTAGTGTCGCACAAGCAGAAATGCAGATTGCAATGACAAATCCACAGATGCACAACATTTATCACGCATACAGACACATGTATGAGGCACTTGGGGTCAAAGATATCGATCAATTGCTACCACCACCGCCACAACCACAGGCGATGGACCCAGCAACAGAGAATATCATGGCACTAAATGGTAAAAAGATACAAGCTTTTCCAAAACAGAACCACCAAGCACACATGAAATCACATTTAAGATTTATGGGTACAATGGTTATTAGAAATAACCCACAAGCCATGGCTATGTTGCAGCAAAACTGCATGGAGCACATACTTTTGATGGCACAGGAACAGATTGAGCTAGAGTTTATGGAAGAAAACCAACAAATAGAGCAACTAAAACAACAAATACAACCATTGATGCAACAAGCACAAGAAAATCCACAGTTGCAACAACAAATACAACAGAACCCACAGATGCAACAGTTGTTCCAACGAGAAACTAATTTAAGAATGCGAGCAGAGTCTAGAAAAGCACAATTGATTGCAGAATTTACAGATGACTACTCTGAGGCAGAGAAAGAAGTTCTTAACCAGGTTGAAAATGACCCATTATTGAAACTAAAAGACAGAGAACTAGACCTCAAAGCTAGAGAGGAACAGGCTAGACAAGAAGAAGCAGAGGACAAATTAAATCTAGAACGAGCTAAAATGATGCAAGCAAAAGAGATTGCAGAAGATAAACTTGAACAGAATGACGACCATGCTAAGATGAGAGCTAGCGTATCACTTGCAAAAGATGGTATAAAACAGATGAAATCAACGATAATGACAGGGGAGTAATGAGCAATATAAGTATAGGTGAAGGTTTAAGAATGTTACAAGGCGGTGTTGATCGCACTGGCTTCGCTGAAATGGCCGATGCTATGGGAACTCCTGGTAGAGATTTAATGGAGGCTAGAAGAGAAGAAGCTAGACTTCAGGCTCTTTTAAATTCTCAAATGCAAGTTGATGATGAAGGTGGCTCGATTGATATGTCCGGCTTACCAACAAGCGGTCCTTCAGCAATTGATGAGGCTACAGGTAAATTTGAAAGTGGCCAAACAGTTCCAGAGGAAATTGCTCAAGGTGTATCTGATTATTTTGATTTTAAACCAGGGGTAACAGATGTGATAGAAAATATAATTGAGGCACCTGTAGAGGGAGTTCAGTTTCTTCAAGAGCAATTTAATAAGGGAGTTGAACAAGGGCAAGATGAGATGGCTACTCCTCTAAGTGTTTTTGGAGATGTTTATAGAGACGCTAAACCCTTTGTAAGTGATGTGCTTAAAGGTGGAGGTAACTTGTTTCTTGATCAATATAATAAACTTTTAAATACACCTATAGAAGACTATGATTATGAAACAGAGTTTTTTAAAAATCTTTTTGAGGGAGGCGGTCCTGAGAGTATACCTACTGGTGGCATGCAAGACGGTGGCCGTGTAGAAGCATTTAGCGGTGGTATTATGAACAACTTATTAGGCAGTCCGCAAATACAAAGCATGATACAACAATACAGACAACCAACTTTTGATTTTTCACAAGTAGCTAGCCCTAGCATACCACAACCAGCTGTGGCACCTGCAACACCACCACAAGCATACACACCATTCGTAAGCACAATGCCGTTGTACGATCCATCAACACTTGGCACAGGATTACCATCAACAGCGGGAATGGCTGATCCGTTTTTTGTTTATGATCCGTATTCACCTGTAGGTGCATTTGATGCACCGCCAGCATCAACTGGACCAACACCACTTACTCAAGATAAAATAATGGAGACATTTAAAAATTTAGATAAGTTTAGTTTAGCTAAACAAGAGGCAAAACGTAAAGCTGCAGAAGCAGCAGCAAAAGCTGAAGCCGAAAAAAATAAATCAAGACGAAGAGGCGGCGGCGAGGGTAGACAAAGAGGCGCAGGCGGAGGCGGCGGTCAAGGCGGCGCATCAGGAGGAGCTGGAAACTAGTGGCAATATCTAGGTCACAATTACCAACAACCACTGATAGAAAAAGAAAGAAAGTCAGTAAGGTAATGCGTGAATATAAAAAAGGTAAATTAAATATTGGCAAATCTAAGAAAAAGGTTAAGAATAGAAAGCAAGCCATAGCTATCGCGCTTAACGAAGCTGGCATAAAACAGAAGAGGAGACGCAAATGATCCAATCAGCAAAAGAATGGTTAATGGAAAAGTGGGACGACACATCCAAGAAAACCAAAATTATCGGTGCAGTAGTCATCGTAATTATCATCTTAGGAATAACTCTATAATCACATGATACTTGACGTAGTCAAACTAGCAATCGGCGCTGGCACACACATAATGACAAATAGACAGAAGCGCAAAATGCTCGAGTCAGATGCTGCTATGTTGCATGCACAAAAAATGGCTAATGGTG